CACAAGAGTAGAAAGAATTTTACATTAGAACATTTTATCGAACGAATGAAAATTTACAACGATGAAAAGTTTGAATATAAAATTTACACGTTAAATTTAAAGGAAGAATAATGCTTTGCAAAGTACTGAAATTAACAAACGGTGATACTCTCATTGGAAATATTGTTGAAGAAAGTAGAAGCTATATTGAAGTTCATCGTCCCATGAAAGTTAATATTGTTCTTAAAAATTCTGATGACGATACTTTCAGTTTGTCTATGATGAAGTGGGATCTACTTACAAATTTTGATTTGCCTTCTAGAATATTTAAACAAAGTATTGTTTCGGTATCTGAAGCAACATCAGAAATCATAAGATTCTATGGTGAAGCATATGAAGAATTTGAATCAAGTGAAGAAGATGTGATAGAAATTCAATCAGCCGATAGAATGTCTGAAATCAAAGAAGAGATTGATAGACTAAGGGCATCGTTGCCTTCATCTAATAATCATATATTACATTAAGTCTTTATCAAAGGGAACACAGTGATAATAACTCATTGTCAAGTGTTTGTCAACTAATTGAGGTGAAACATGAGCATTACTACCAGTACCGATAAAACAGCAAAAGTAAAACATTACGTAAACAACGAACATTTCCTACAAGAGATGGTTGTTTTTCGTGCATCGGTTCAAGAAGCAAAAACAATAAATGAAGAACGTCCAAGAGTACCCGAATACATTGGAGAATGCTTGTTTAAGATTGCCACGCACTTGGCACGAAAGCCAAACTTTGCAAACTACACATTCAAAGAAGATATGGTATCTGACGGCATTGAAAACTGTCTACTGTACATTGACAACTTTGATCCAGAGAAGTCTAAGAATCCATTTGCATACTTTACACAAATCATCTACTATGCATTCTTGCGTAGAATCCAAAAAGAGAAAAAACATTTGTACATCAAGTACAAGAGCATGGACAATCTAATCATCACATCACTCATTGAAAATAATGGTGAAGACTATGTTTCTTCAAGTCTAAACGGAGTAATGCACGACTCATACAGTGAAGAATTCATTAGTGACTTTATCAAAGCATTTGAAGTGAATAAAGAGAAAAAGATTGCAAGCGCAAAGCCTAGGAAGAAAAAAGCAGAAACTATATTTGATGAATTTCTGGAGAACGATAATGCAGACACCAATACCAGCCCAACTTGAATACTGGATAAAGATTGTCAACGACAAAAAATCACCACAAAATCTTAAGGATGCTGCCGTGTTGCATTTGACTGAGATCCGTGCTATAATTGACAAGTCATTAGGTTCAACAATGAAGAAGCAGGGGCAACGAATTTCACACCGATAAAAAGACATTTTGATACCCAAAATGTGTAGTATTATAAATACATCACACAAGGAGAATTAAATGAAATACTGCGTTTATATAACAACTTATTTGGGAAATAAATTTCCAGCAAAGTATATCGGGTCATCAACAATAGAACGAGTTTCAGAAGGATATAGGGGCTCGGTCAGTTCACGTAAGTGGAAAAAATTATGGAAAGATGAATTGAATGAAAATCCTAATCTTTTTTCTACGGAAATTATTTCATATCACGAACTCCGTGATGAAGCCCTACAGGAAGAATTGAGAATGCAGATTGAATATAGTGTCGTGAAGTCTAAAGAATGGGTGAATGAATCTTATGCCAAAGTTAACGGATTCTTTGGAAGAGATGTTTCTGGAAATCTTAATCCAAACTATGGTAAATGTGGTCTTAAAGAATGGATAAAAAATAATCCAGAAAAAGCATCCGAAAAAAATAAAAAGGCAGCATTAACTCAATGGGCAAATCCAGAAACGGCTGCCAAACGAATACAAGCAATGCAGGGTAAAACAAAATCAAGAAAAACACAAACGCATGATGAATTTATTACAATGCAAAAAAGTAAAGCTGTGAAGGGTGGCGATAAAGTTAAACGTGAAATTGTATATAATGAAATTACTTATTATGGATGGAATGCACTAATGAAAGCTACGGGTATCACTAAACACCTTTATATGAAATATTACTTGAATGGTATTGATCCTACTTCAAGGATTGGCACTAGTGGTCCATTAAAAAGAGGGTGCCAATGAGAATATGTTTGCTCGGGGATACTCACCTCGGTGTCAGAAATGACTCCAAAACGTTTCATGCTTACTATGAAAAATTTTACAATGAAACATTTTTTCCAGAATTAGCAGAACGTGGTGTAAGAACAATCATTCAGCTTGGTGATTTATTTGACAGACGAAAGTATATTAACTTTCATTCGTTGATGGAAAGCCGCAGGTATTTCTTTGACAGATGTGTTGAAGAAGGCATTACCGTTCACGCACTGATTGGCAATCACGATATCTTTTGGAAAGAAAGTCTAGAAATTAATTCACCAGACTTGTTGTTGAGAGACTATCACAATGTTGTACTTTGGCAGAAACCTGGCACACTAGAAGTTGATGGAATTAAAATTGATATGGTACCATGGATTTGCAAAAGCAATGAAACAGAAGTATTTGAGTTTATCAGGAACAGCACCTCATCAATGTGTATGGGACATTTTGAGCTTTCAGGATTTCCATTGTCTAGAGGTGTAGATAGCCATGATGGAATTGACTATAAGTTTTTAAGCAACTATAATAGAGTGTTCAGCGGACACTATCATACGTTTTCCGAACATGATAGCATCACGTATGTGGGAACTCCATATGAACTCTTTTGGTCGGACTATCAAGATCAAAAGAAATTTGCTGTTCTAGATACCGAGAGCATGAAAGTTGAATACATAAACAATCCTCACAGAATGTTTTATAAAGTTAACTATGATGATAATGGCACTGACAAGCTGAAGATTGAGGATTTAAAGATTATGGATTTCTCTAAGTATGCAAATGCTTATGTGAAAGTTGTTGTTGTGAATAAACAAGACCCATACTCCTTTGAAAAACTTGTTGATGAAATATATAAAGTAGGTCCAGTTGATGTTACAATTGTTGAAGACTTTACAGAATTTAGTGAAACAGAAGATGAAGACATTGTTAATCAAGCTGAAGACACCATGTCTATTCTCTCTAAATTTATTGATGCGCAAAGTTTGAGTGTCAATGATCCTAACAAATTGAAAACCCTGATGCGTGAACTCTATGTTGAGGCACTATCCACAGAAAACATATAATGATTATTTTTCGCAATTTAAGATGGAAAAACTTTCTAAGTACCGGCAATTTCTTTTCTGAAATCAATTTAGATGGCAACAACACTACGTTGATTGTTGGATCTAATGGTTCAGGCAAGTCTACAATGCTTGATGCATTGTGCTTTGTTCTGTTTGGTAAACCATTTCGTAATATCAACAAAGGACAACTTGTCAATACAATCAATCAGAAAGATTGTACTGTTGAAATAGAATTTGACACAGGCAACAAGTCATATAAAATTGTGCGTAGCATTAAGCCAAACTTATTTGAGATTTATTGCAATGGACACCTAATCAATCAAGATGCAGCAGTCAAAGACTATCAAGAACATCTAGAGAAATTCATTCTCAAACTCAACTACAAATCGTTTACCCAAATTGTTCTGTTGGGTTCAGCATCATTCACACCATTTATGCAGTTGTCTGCAAGCGATAGGCGTTCTATCATTGAAGACTTGTTGGACATTCAAATCTTCTCACGTATGAATGGTGTTCTTAAAGATAAGTTTTTATTGCTGAAAGAAAAACATTCTCAGACAAAGTATGCGGTTGATTTAAAGGGTGAGAAGATTCAATATCAAATTCAATTTATAGATTCATTAAAGAAAAGTAATGCAGCACAACTTTCGTCTAAACAACAAGACATTGCAAACATTCAACATTTAGTTGTAGTGAGTGAAACTAACTGCACAACATTACATCAAAGTTTGTCTGATTTGTGTATACAGATTTCAGACAAAGATAAAGTTGATGGAAAGATAACAAAATTTTCAGGCGTCAAACTTAGTTTAGGCAAAACACTCAAGAAAGTTAATACTGATATTTCATTCTATCACGATAACAATGATTGTCCAACATGTAAACAGACAATTGGTGATGAATACAAATCACATATTATTGAAGAGCGAACTAAAAAACTTGAAGAAGTTAATGATGCAATGAAAAAGATTGATACCGAGATTGTCACGCTCAATGTTAGATGTGATGAAATTGGAAAAATTGCAGAACAAATTCAAACATTAAATTCACAATTGACGTTTGAACAAAGTGAGATTAAAGCCAATCGTAGATACATTGAAAGCGTTGAAAAAGAAATTAAAAGATTGTCGCTAGTCAAAGATGACTTGCAAACGGAACAAACAAAACTTGAATCAATGAATCAAGAACTTGCTGAGTTGGAATCTGAGATTAAAATCATCTCTGAAGAACGTTTG